ATGAAGTAGAACAGATGAACACCTGTACATATTCCCTCTGCACTCAGTTGTAGCTTCTGTGTTTAGCTCAATAAGAGCACAGTCGTCAGAAGCACTGTATTTTTACTACAACTGCTCACCCTTGGGAAGTGAGTTATGGTGCATTAAAACAAAAGAGCCCTGTTACAGGCTCTCATTATCTACAATAGTATACTTAGACAGCTCATCTTTGATCTGCTGAGGAGTGTAACTACCATCAGCAATCATGAATAGTCTAAGTTCACAAAGTTCTTGTAATGTAATCTTTTCCATGACAATCGTTTATATGGTGAATAAAAGAAAAAGAGCCCGAAGGCTCTCTTATGATGTATACTCAGCAGACAGCGTCTGTGAACAATCTAATAGTCTATTAAATGCCAACTCTCTAGCTTCATCTTTTGAATTAGCTATAACATATGTAGACTTAATAGAACTGTCTAATGCTAGGTAGATAACTTTGAACTCTGACATGGCAATCGTTTTAATTGGTTAATTAATGCTATATTTATGCTGTAATGACCTATATATTTGGAACATGTGTCAAAAAGTGGGAAAAGTGGTGTATAGGCACACGACCACTCTCTAACTCACAGAGAATCAATGCGTTATATCAACGGATTTCTATTCCCACCCATTGAAACACGATGTATTTCCCACCCTTATATATGAAAAAGGGGCACAAGGCCCCTTTATCATTTCAGCAAGTCAGCAATTACATCGTCTGTAACCACAGTGGTCTCAGCATCGCGGTAAATCTTAGCTAGCGTGCTCTCGGTTTTAGCCATAGCAACCTCTTGGTCAATGTTAGTGCAGCCTACAAGTTGTATTGTTGGCACATCAACCATTTGGCCATCCACCTCTCTTTGGCGTGTACCCTCAGTAAAGTCTACGCTAAACAATTTACCAGCATTACGCCAATTAACAAACTCATCGCTTGCGTTCACCGTAAAGGCAATACCGTTGTACTGGTAAACATTGTACTCTTGGCCATAAAATGGGTGGCCTTCCTCAACCTTGTACTTGTTGCCTGTAGAGATTTGCTTAATCTTCAGGACTTGTCTTGCTTTTAATTCCATAACGGATTTTTTGGTTAGCAGTTGTATTAAACGGGGGATATCCCCGACCTGCCAAAATGTGGAGGGGTTGCTGTTGGAAGTAGGCTCCCCTCCCACGGACATAATAAATTCCTGACTACCAGGGAGTTATGTAGGGGGGCTGTTCAACATGTTTTATACAACGGGGGGAGACATTTGGAAATGTCCTCCAGGCTATTATAACTTTGGGGTGGAGGGTGGGACATGGTGTATATAGAGCCTGTATAGAGAGAAATGGTGCATAATATAGCATTCATGTAAAAGATTGTATTTGAATATGTTGTAAACATGTTGTATCTTTGTTCCCAACTAGAATATGGAACCTACAGCTAAAGGGATATTACAAAGGCTTAAGAAGACAGAAACAGATGAATACTGTCTAGCACAGAGGTATTATTCTATATTGTCAGCTGTGAATGATCTACGTCTGACAAATAGGGAAATACAGCTTATAGCCTTTGCAGCTATTAAAGGGAATATAAGCTATGCTAATGTGAGGCAGGAGTTTTGTCAGAAGTATGGTAGCAGTGAGGCTACGATTAACAACCTGATTTCCAAGCTTAAGAAGATGGGCATCCTGGTGAGAGACACGGCCAAGGTGAGGGTCAATCCCATTATTGTGCTGGATTTTAATAAGGCTATTTCCCTAGAAATAAAGCTAGACGCTCATGGAGGATAGAAAGCCAATTAGTATGTCTATGAAGGACTGGCTAATTAGAAGGCTGGCCCCAAAGCTTATGATTAGTGAGAAAACCATAGAAACTGTCATCAACCACCAGTTTCAAAGCGCTAACGAAGCCCTTGTTAATAATAAGACAATTGAAATAAGTGGGTTTGGGAAGTTTATTTTTAACACGAAAAAAGCCGTTAAGAAAATGAACACTCTCCAAAACATAGAAGCAGCCCTCCAAAGACAAATAGAAAACGCAGCGCTCAGTGACAATAAGAGACGCACAGCAGCCATGAAGCTAGAGGGTGTGAGACAAGCCATAACAGCCCTAAAACCAAAAATTACAAATGAGCAAGCTGTCGCAGATTTACGAGGGGTGGAGGAATAACCTACTGCCTCCCAAAGATCTATCCGAGATAATTGAGCTGACAAGCAAGGAAAGGCTAGACATATGTGACAAATGTCCCCACCATTCCAAGCGCCATAAAACCATCAGACCAGACGATCATTGTACACATTGTGGATGTACGTTGTCTGCCAAAACAAAATGTCTGTCCTGTGCCTGCCCTATAAATAAATGGGGAGCACTGGTGACAGAAGAACAAGAAGACGAAATGCTACCGCCTGATGGAAAAGAATAATGAGGTGCGTCTAAAGAAAATACCCCTATTTATTTTCTTAGAAGCCTTAACAGACATATACAATAGGGGTGTTGATTATGTCGACATCATAGGGGTGCCAGGAGAAGAACAAGACTCCATAGGCATCTCTGTAAAGGAAGAATATTTTTCAAACAGTGAGGAAGAAGAGGATGAGGAAAATGTAAAACCACCCAAAGACTTTCTCTCTGACGAAGATTTAAACCAAATAATATGAACCCTGTAGTGGAAGCATGGCTGGTTATTGAAAAACTAGCAGCTCTAATTGCCACCCCTGGTGTAAGCGAGGAGGTGAAAAAACTGGCTAACGAAGAAATAGAAAAACTATTAACGTCCATCGTTAAGCCCAGTCTCACCAAGTTTACAGCAGCTAGCTCAGGGATTGTGCTGTAAATCATTATATGTTGATGAGAAAACACTACCAACAAGCCCTACAGGTGCTCCAGGCCCTGAGTGTAAACTACCCAGAATATAACATGGGTAGACACCTAGCCACTGCGCTAGATGAATATGGAGACATCTGGGGACTGTCAGACAAGGAGCTCCTGTTTGCTTTGGAGAAGTATAAAACCCAGCTAGACATGGACATTCCTCATACAGATGATAAGGAGCTAGATCAAATCATCAAAGACGGAATGAACCTAGACAGCATATTAAAAGAAGAAGAAGATGGCGAAGACTATTAAAAAAACTACATATATAAATGCTGAGCTCGATTGGGCTGAACAACAGCTACAGAGCTGGAAAGCTTATGTGGATGCCAATCCTCTTCATGAGCTGAAAGACCGTGTAGAATGGAAACCAACATCCAAAGGGGGAATGATACCCATGGTGATTGCTTCCATCGAGGCACAGGGTAAGTTTATACAAGAAACAATGAAAAACTACCTAGCCTTGTTAGAAGTGGTGGAAAAGCTACGTGAGAAAGAAGAAGCTAAGGTGGAGGTGAGAGGTAGTGGTGAGCTGAGCACTATGGCTGAAGACTTTCTTAGAAGTAGGCGATAATGAGTGATATAAAAAGCATAGACTACAAAGATTGGTACATTAACCAAAAACGTATTCCTGACCGTGAGTCTGCTGAATACAAGCCATTCTTTGATTTCCACAAAGATTTATGCTTAAACGGGTGCATGATGAATGGGACATACATTAACCCATTTCTATATTGGCACCTAAACATCTGGCACACAGAGGTGGATGTTGTAGACGAAAGAGGTAGAATATATCAGAAATATGCCAACCCCCTGCTGCGTGATAACGAGTGGGTGGTGACAAATGAAATAGACAGAGCCCAATTTGAAAAGAAAGGGCTGGTGATACTCGGTATTAGACGTTTTGCTAAGTCTGTCATTGAGGCCAGTTATATCGGATGGGGCGCAACATTTGACGAGAATTCCCAGAATGTGATCGCTGGGTTGAATGCTCCAGATATCAAGCTGATCACAGATAAGCTGGACAAAGGCCTCAACTTTCTACCAGAAGCCTGGAGATGGCAAAGAGTAGAAGACAATTGGAAAAACCAGGTGACACTGGGTATTAAAACTAGGTCTGGAGAACGTATACCGTTTTCCCAAATACTCATCCGTAACCTGGATGAGGGAAACAACGAGGAAGCGATTGCTGGTACAAAACCACGTAAACTGATTATAGATGAGATTGGAAAGGGTAATTTTCTCAGAGGGTTTCAGGCAGCTGTGCCAGGCTTTACCACGCCTTATGGATGGGGGTGCTCTCCAATTCTTACTGGGACTGGTGGTGACATGAAGCGATTCATGGATGCCAAAAGCCTCATGTTTGATGTAGACAATTTTAACTTCCTTACATACAATAACGAAAAAGATGAGAAAAGGATTCATGGCCTTTTCATTTCCTATAAATACAGAATGGAGGCTAAAGAGCCTTCCACACTTGGCACCTTTTTAAATCAACCAGAAGATAGTCCTCTGCACGAGGTGCCTATGCTGGTGAGCAATGAGGAAAAGGCCAAAGAAACTACAGAAACCAACTTAGAACGTTTAAAGAAAGCAGGAGATAGGGTGGCCTATCTAAAAGAGAAGATGTACTACCCAATTGAGGTGGATGACATCTTTTTAAATGAGGATACGAACATATTTGATATAGAAGCAGCTAAACGTCAGAAGTTCAGGATATTACAACAGGAACGCACGGGTATTCCTGTTCTACTTTTCCATGATGGAGAGAAGATAGCGCATGAGTTTACAGACAAACAACCCATCACTAACTTCCCCCTCAAGAACAGCGATTTAAAAGATGCTCCTGTTGTCATATATGAATTTCCAATTGAAAACCCTCCCTATGGCCTGTATGTAGCTGGTGTGGACCCCTATAGACAGGGACAATCAGCCTATTCATCCTCTCTTGGCTCTGTGTATGTCTATAAAAGAATGCACGACATTACAGGAGAGAAATATCAGGATATGTTCGTGGCTAGCTATTGTGCTCGCCCTGATAAGAAGGAAACGTGGGAAGAGCAAGCTAGACTACTGATTAAATATTACAACGCTCGCACGCTTTGTGAAAATGATGACATCTCCTTTATAGAATACATGAAAGCTAAAGGGGATGCCCACTATCTAGAAAAGCAGCCTGAGTGGCTAAAAGAAATAGTGCCTGGTACAACGGTGAAACGTGAATATGGAGTGCACCGCTCAAGTCAGAAGATAATTGACTATCTTCACAACTGTCTAAAGAAATACATGGAGGAGTCTGTGTACAAAGAGACAGATGAGAATGGAGATGTGATAAAAGAAATTCTAGGCGTGAGTAAAATTCTAGATCCTGTGCTGCTAGAAGAGATTATACAATACAATGATCAGGGTAACTTTGACCGTATTGTAGCAGCAGAGCTAGCTATTGCACAGGCTCTAAAGATGGACCCCATTCTAGGCAAGGTGGGAGGATCAGGCGATGGAAGAGTGCAAGCACTCTTTAAACCAAACAGAAATAACCAACTGTTTACAGAATCAAGAGGACTATTCAAAAGGAAAAAAAGTAAATTGTTCATATAATGGCCATTATAAGATATACCAAAGATGCTACCATTAGGTATGCCTATCTTAACATATTTCCTGACCAGTTTAAAACTGACAAGGAGAAGCAGGATGAGAGCTGGATTAAAAACACCATGGACTACTTTGCAAACAAAGCATATGCTGAGTATGTAAAGAACCGTGACACGTTTGTTAAAAACTACGACTTGATGAAGGGCATCCTGAGAATGGAAGACTTCTATCAAGAGCCACAGGTGAGAAGTTTCACTGATGTGCTAACAGCTGATCTACAGCTTCCTGCATATGTAAAGATGTATTCCATCATCACCACGCCTGTAAATGAGCTAGTGGGAGAAATCACAAAGCGTCCTGACACATTTCGTGTAAAGGCATTTGATGATGATAGTCAGGCTGAGGAGCTGGAATTTAAAACAGGTATTCTACAACAATATGTTATTTCTCAGGCAAAACGAAAAATCCTAGAGAAAGCTGCTATTGCAGGAGAGGAGATGGATGAAGAAGAGCTCGATGCTCTCACCATGGATGATGTGAAAGACCAGCTTGATAGCTACACCTCTGTAGCTGAGAAGTGGGCTAACCATGTCTTAACATGTCAGAAAGCAGAATTCAATCTAAAAGAGAAATCAGAAGATGCGTTTCGCGATATGCTAATTTCTGGTAGAGAGTTCTACCACATCTATGAGGACAACTCAAAACTTGGATTTAATATCGAGGTGGCCAATCCTAAGAACACATGGTTTCTCACCACTCCTGATAGGAAGTGGATTAGCGATCCTACAGGCAGAGCTCAAGGCGCATATGCTGCTGGTACAGTGCAAGTGATGGAGCTTTCAGAAATCATTGAAAGCATTCCCGATCTCACCAAAGAAGAGATAGATCACTTACGTTCATCTCTTCAAGACTACGGACTCATCAATGTACGTGAGTCCAACTTGGGTAATCCTAATGCTATTCCTGGTACAGATTCTATAATGTACGATACGTTTGACCCTTTAGTGCTTCAAACACGTATGATTATTGAATCAGAGATGAAGGAGAACAACGATGGATTAAAAGACTTCTTGGGCCTTACATCTAATGTAAGCTCATTTGGTTACAAATACGTTGTTGTACGTTGCTATTGGATAAGTAAGAAGAAGATAGGTAAGCTCATCTATTTAGACGAAATGGGTAATGAGCAATCTATACTTGTGGATGAGAATTACAAGAGTGGTACAATTCCTACACAGGAAAGCCTGGAATGGGGATGGGTGAATCAGTGGTATCAAGGCATTAAGATTGGTCCAGACATCTACCACATTAAACCATTCAAACTGCTCAACTATTGCCCTATTATAGGCACCACCTTCGAGGTGAAGAACACAGAAGCCAAGAGTCTTGTAGACCTGATGAAACCCTTCCAGGTGATATACAACGTTTGTATGAACCAGCTCTATAAGCTGCTGGAGAAGGAAGTGGGTAAGGTGTATCTGACATCTATTAGGCACATACCTGTTCCTAAAGATGGAGATGCCCAAGATGCTTTAGACATATGGGAAATGGAAGCACGCAACCGTGGTGTTGTATTTATTGATGACTCTCCTGAAAACCTAAAGAGTCCATCTAGCTTCAACCAGTTTAGAGATATTGACCTTACACGTACACAAGAGATACAATCTCGTTACACGCTAGCTCAACAAGTGAAGAATGAATGTTGGGAACTGGTGGGTATGAGTAGACAAAGACTTGGATCTATATCTGCTAGTGAATCTGCTACAGGTGTAAACACAGCTGTACAACAATCTTATTCTCAAACAGAACCTCTGTTTGTAGCACACGAATATGTTATGGGACAGCTCTATCAAGCAATTATTGATGCTGCCCTATATGTAGAAAGCAAGAAGCCTCAGTCCACCCTTAGCTACATCACTAACGAGGGTGAAGCAGCTTTTGTTACGGTGAATGGTACAGATCTCAGATTCCGTGACTTGAAAGTGTTCCTCACCAACCGTCCTGATGACACTAAGATGTTTGAAGAGCTTCGTCAGCTGGCTCAGCCTCTGATGCAAAATGGTGGAAGCTTGTACGATGTGATTGAGCTGTACAGCACCAAGTCTATGAGACAAATGAAGAAGGTGTTCAAAGAGCTTCGTGACAGACAACAGGCTATGCAAGAGCAACAGCTCCAGATTCAACAGCAACAGGTGGAACAACAGGGTCAGATTGCCCAGGCTCAATTAGAACAAGCTCAAATTCAGAAAGAACAAGAGGTTGCTAATGAGAACTACCAGAACGAGCTAGACAGAATCAACAAGAAAGAAATAGCCTTGATAAACGCTGAAGCTAAATCAATGGGCATGGGACTTGCAGATGTAGATGCATCTGGAACTCCTGATGTATTGGAAATCAGCAAGTTAGCTACAGAACAAGACAAAGCTAGCAAGGACTTCCAAGCTAGAATGGCTGACATAAATGCCAAGAACAGACTAGCTGCTGAAAAACTGTCTGTTGAAAGAGAAAAGCTGCAGGTGGCTAGAGAGAACCAGGCAAACGATTTAGCCATTGCTAAAGAGAATGCAAAAGGAAGGGCTAAGAAACCTAAGAAAGAATAATGGATATCAACGATATACTAGATGACACCATGGAGTTTGATCCTACGCCTCATGAAGACATCACAGCCTGCATACAGGCAATGGGTGTTGTTGAGGACATGGACACTGTTTTGCTGTCTGAGAGTGAGGCTGAGATGGTAGAAAAGATAAAGAGGATGTCACTACTCATTACTTATCAGGCACTTAAAGAAATATTTGAAGCGAGTCAATATGGAAATAACCAACCCCCACAAAGTTGAACACCGTAAATTAGGTAGAGAAAAAGCTCATGGATTGGCTTGGGATGATAAGAACAAGATAGAACTAGACGTTAGACTCACTGGATATAGGTACTTACTCACGGCCCTTCATGAGCACTTCCACTTAAAACACCCTGATTGGAGCGAGACAAAGGTGACCAAAGAGTCCTCCAAAACAGCCAGATTTCTATGGAAACTGGGTTTCAGGTGGGTAGAATTAAAGTAAGTTAGTTATACTAAATTACATTAATGCTATATTATCCGCAAAAATTACCTATATAGCCATCTAACTCTTTGTTATTCAATCAGTATCATCTACTTTTACAATTGCATAAACCAATCAAAAACAACTACATATGGCTGAGAACTTAGATAGTCCGTCATTTGGAAATTTTAGTATCCAAGACACAATGGAAATGGGACTTGGTAGCCAGGAGCTCATGAACGATTTGATGGGTCCTGAAACCTCAACAAGCAACCCTGATGATATTCAGGAGATTGTGAAAGAGGCCGCACCCCCTGAACCCCCCAAGGCACCAGATGTGCCCAAGGGTAAGGAGATTGTCCCAAAGGTAGATGGTCAAGAACTTTCAGGTCAAGACCTGATTTCTAGCTTCCTGGGAGATAACACGGAAGAAGAAACACAAGAGGCTGAACCTCAAGAAGTTGCAAAACCAAAGAAAGCTACCAAACTTGAACAAGCTCCTGCTGAAGAACAACAGACAGAAGAAGGAGAACAAGAACAAGTGGTGAGCCAGTTTACAGCCCTTTCAAGGGACTTGTTTAAACTAGGCGTATTCTCCAAAGATGAAGAGGAAGAAGATGTTAACATTGACACTCCTGAAGCTTTTCTGGAAAGATTCCAGAATGAAAAGAAAAAGGGAGCTATTGAGATGGTGAACAGCTTCATCGGTCAGTTTGGTGAAGACTATCAACAAGCATTCGATGCTATATTCGTAAAGGGTGTTAATCCCAAAGAGTATTTCGGCACTTATAATAATGTAGTGAGTTTTGCTGAAATGGACCTGTCACAGGAAAACAACCAGGTGGCAGTGATTAAGCAAGCTCTGGCTGACCAAGGATTTGAGCCTGAAGATGTTAACACAGAAGTGGAAAGGCTTAAAAACTATGGCGATCTGGAAAGTGTAGCCACAAAACACCACAAGGTGTTAGTGAAAAAAGAAGCTCAGAAACTAGCTCAGATGGAGCAAAAGGCTGAGCAAGAGCTACAACAGAAGCAAGCTGTTAAAAGTCAATACATTAACAACGTTCAGCAAGTGCTACAAGAAAAGCTGAAATCTAAGGAGTTCGATGGTATCCCCATCAATCCCAAACTAGCTAGCGAACTACAAGACTTCCTACTGGTGGATAAGTACAAGACAGCGTCTGGAGAAACCCTCACAGACTTTGATCGTACCATCCTGGAATTGAAGAGGCCTGAGAACCATGCAACAAAAGTGAAGGTGGCTCTGCTTCTTAAAATCTTAGAGAAAGACCCTACACTTTCCACCATTCAAAGAACAGGCGTTACAAAGAAATCTAACGAACTGTTTGGGGAAGTGGCTAGACAAGTGACAAGAGCTAAGAGCGCACCCACAGCTGCTCAACAGCCTAAACAAAATTCATGGTTCTTATAATTTTCACTAAATAAAAGGATAACAAAATGGCAATTCAAACAATCCCAGGTTTAACTGGCTTTACCTACGCTCGTGTAGCCTCTATGGACAAGCGTGCTGTTGGTAAATTGACCGATGCAAACCACCTGGAATCATTCCACTCTACAGAGCCTGCTGACTATGATAAGAAAATCATCAGTCTTTACACCCAGAGCTCTTTGTACAGCAATGACTTCCTGGACATGATCAACAAAAGCACGCCTTATTACATTGATAATAATAGCGATGCTTGGAAATGGCAAGTGGCCGTTCCCTACAAATTCCCCAAAATCATCGATGTGCCTACATCAACTCAAGAGTTGACTAAGCCTGGTATCGATGGTCAAGAGTTCCAATTGGTGCTTGACACAAACGAGTTCTCTAAGAACGCAATCGTTTCTGTTGGTTCTCGCCAGTATGGTCCTCGTTTCTATGTTGTAAAAGATCCAGTTCCTTGGAACATGGGATTCTTGTACAGCTTCACTCTTGTGAGTGACAACCCCACTGTAGACTTCGTAAGTTCTACATTCCTTCAGTATGGTATTGAGCTTGAATTGGTAGATGCTGCTATCGGTGAATTCGATCAGGATTTATTAGGTCTTCCTCGTTTGGGAGAGCAAATCACTATGTTTGAATCTTTAGGTTCTGCATATGGATTTGAGCACAAGATCACTGAATGGGCTGATGACAAAATGATGCGTGATAGCGCTGGTCGTCCTTTGGACATTCTAGTGTATGCGCCTCAGCGTAGAAATCAGCTTCCCCTTACACGTAATGATGTTAAGTGGGAACCCTTTATCGAGTTCTGGATGCGTAAGAGCATGTTAGAGCTTAAGGTGAAGCGTATGATTTGGTCTCGTCCTGGTACTGTTAAAACTAACGGTAGCAAGCAAGAATTAAAGCGTACATCTGCTGGTGTTTATCATCGTATGCGTAACAACGGTAACCTGGTTCAATACAACCGTGGTGAGTTTTCTGCCAACCTGATTCGTTCTGTGTTTGGTGACCTGTTCTATCGCCGTGTTGATGTTAAAGATCGCCGTGTTAAAATGTACACTAATGAGGCTGGATTTGACGTGTTCCAACAAGCTTTGAAGACAGACGCTTTGAACAGTGGTTTGACATTCATGGCTGATAGCGGAAACCGTTACATGCAAGGAGAAGGACAACACATCACTTACAACTTTGCATTCGATGCAATGGTTACACGTGAAACTGGTCGTGTTGAACTGATTCACTTGAAAGAACTTGACCTGCCTCAATCTAACCTGGAATTCGGACAGAACAAGAAGTCAACCCCTGTATTCATGGTGTTTGACGTATCTCCAATGTCTGACGGTTCTTTGGTTAACAACATCCGTGAGGTGCGTATGAAGGGTGCTCCTTCTATGACTTGGGGATATATCGATGGAACTCGCCACCACTTAGGCTTTGCTAAGTCTCAGGGTATGAGCTCTGCGAACAAATTCCCAGGATACGAAATCTGGATGAAGGATCGTTGTGATGTATTCATTGAAGACCTGTCTCGTACAGTGTTGATTGAAGAAATCCCACAATTCTAATAAGACTACAGCTCACGCTGTTCTTATAACCTACCGAGAAGAGATTGCTCCCCCACTTTCAGGGTGGGGGTGCTCTTCTCAAACTACAGAGATGGGAAATGAGGAATTCTCATTTGCCAAGAGGTTCAATCCTCACATCTCTGCAAATAAACCAAATAAAACAACTACATATGGGCAAGATTGGAAAAATCTCAACGCTGAAAAAAGATTACAACAACTCACAGATTCAGACAATGCAAGGTGGTCTTTCTTTGAGAGGTTTGACACGTATTCCTGGTACAGGGGTTTTTAAATATCCCTACAAGGAGCTAGATGGACAGTATAGAACAGGACTTGATCCTAACGCTGCTTACATCCGTAGAATCGCTGACCCTCTTGAAAGAGAGATGGAAACTGAGCGTGTAACAAACTTAAGAAAGAAACTTGAGGCTGCTCTGGGAGATATTGATCTAGGTCCTCGTTCTAGTTTCTGGAACTACGGACTATCCACTTCTTCAAACGATGGACTGCATGTACAGCCTGTAAAGCTTTCTGATGGGGACAACTATTTTGACCTATCTATTCCTCTACAGGAATTAGCTTTCTCTTGGCTCCGTGTTCACCCAACAATTGCAAGCTCCTATCAAGCATGGGAGCGTGGTGAATTTCCTGCTGACACTCAGTTCTACGTAGCTGATGATGAGATTGAGAATGCTGTACTGTTCAAGAAGAAACAACTCATCAACAAGGCTATTGTCAAGTTTGACAGTATGACCCCTGATAAGAAGAAGAAGGTGGCTCGCTTGTTGGGACTGCCTGTTACAGACAACACAACAGAAGAAGCTGTATACAACCAGGTGGATAACCTGTTAAAACAGACAGAGTTCAAGGCTGGTAAGTACCAAGGACTTTCTCCTGTAGAGGTGTTCAACAGGTATGCAGACATGAAAGAAAACTTGCTCCATATTAAAGACTTGGTTAAACAAGCTCTCACTCACTCGATATATAGACTCAAACCTAGTGGAAAGATTTATGAGGGAGAGTTTGAAGTGGCCAAGGATGAAGATGATTTAATTAAGCTGCTTGCTGACGATGATAATCAGGACATGCTCCTGACCCTTGAAGGTAAGCTGAAAACTAAGAAACTGGCCTCAGTATGATACCTGTAGATAGTTTATTGTATAAAATCGATCAACGACTAAATAAACTATCAACCAACGTTCATCAGCAAATCAACCTCGAAGACAAGATCTTGGCTCTTAATGAGGCACAGATCAAGCTGATAAAGCAGAAGGTTGATGGAATAAGTGTGATTAGTGGCCTGGGACTAGATTCCTTCAAGAAGCGTTACGAGGACCTCCAAAGTTTGGTGGTTACATACAATCATCAACCTCTTAACCTCACTCTTAAGAATGCCGAACTAAATCAATGGTTTGCTAATCTACATCTCCTTGTTCCCAAGTATATGTTCTACATTGATAGTTATATACTGGCTGACAAAGGGGTGTGTAAGGACAGGAAGATCTGGATAAACAGAGACTTGGCTAAACATGGTGATCTTCAGTTTATTCTGAATAACGACCATTACAAGCCTTCCTTTGAATACCAAGAAACTTTCAACTTCCTTTCGACAGATGAAATATCCATCTTTACAGATGGTACATTCACTCCGAGCAGGATATATATGTCTTACATGAGATATCCCCAATACATTGATAAGGTGGGATATACAAGATTTGACGGCACACCTTCCATAGATTCTGACTGTGAGTTGGAAACATACCTAGAGGATGAACTACTAGACTTGACAGTACAAAACCTAGCTATGTACACTGAGAATCAATCTGCTGTACAGAACTCGGTTTACAGAATTCAGACGAACGAATAGATTTTTCTTAACATTTAAAATAAAACAAAATGGCCGATTTTTCATTAACTACGCTCTTCGTGGTTCCTGTTGGCTCAACAATTGCCAATAGCGGTTCTACGCAAGATCTAACGCCAGGCAAGGTTGGTTTCTTCAAAAGCGACTATACAGTTGCTACTGCTGCCAACATCGCTGCCTCTCCCTACTTCTATGTAGCTCAAGGTCGTACAAACACTTATCTGCAAGGCTCTAAGCGTTCAGATAAAATCAAAGGTTGCCCTACAGCAAACTGTAACTCTAACGTTACAGAATTCTACAAGGTGACTGGTTGCCCTACAGCTGCTACACAGGTGACTGATGTATCTGGATGGAATGTACAGTGTGGTGACATTGTTACCCTTACACTTCGTGCTCATTCTAGCTACATTGACACTCTGTATTTTAACGGTTTCACTCGTAGTGTTGTTGTACAAGCTCCTTGTTGCGATTGTGGTGGAGATCCTTGCACTATTGTAGATGTACCTGCTCTTATCGATCAGTTCATCTATCAGCTTGAGCTCCAGGCTCCTGGTAACAATCCTGACAACATTTCTTTCAACACATTCTATCAGTTCCAGCGTATTGGAAATGACCAGAATGCAATCCTCCGCATTACAGGTAAGCCTCTGACTAAGTATGGCCAGCCTTGTGATGTTGCAGCATTCCCTTGGGAGTATGACCGTATGTGGTTCCGTACATTCGTGTACAATGGACCAGCCACTACAGCAGACTTCATCGTTGCTGATGCTTGTAACATTGTAGCTGAAGCCACTATTATTCAGCGTGCCTCTTATCCTAGCGGTACATCTGGAGAAATTGCTCAATTGGAGAAAAACTTCTACAGCTACCAAGCTGGTTATTTGAAGCACCTCTACAGAATGGCTGGTTATAACGAGAACTTTGAAAGCTGGGTGAGTGATGGTGTTAACTATGACACTTATTACATCCGCTTCAATGAGTATAACAAGTCTGAATATCAGTGGGGTGACTACATCATGGAAGATAGCACTGTAATCATTGCTGTAGAGAATGGTTCTGCTGCTGCTACATCCGTGAGTACTATTCTCACTGCTGCTCTTGGCACAATTCCTGGTGATAACACATGTGTAACAACCACATCTACTACCACCACAATTTGGTCAACTACTACTACTACATCTACCCTGATTCCGTAATAGTAGAGAGCTAGCAAACAATATCATATTAACCTAAGCCAGAGGTGAGAGGATTAAAACTCAGATCCTCTGGCTTATTTATTTAAAAGCAACATGGCCTTACAATTAGATATACTGGTGGTGCCTACGTATAACACACTCACATTAGGTGTGGCTGATGCATCCATCTATCCTACTAATCCCCCTGTTGTTTCCTCCCCCACTATTGAGATTACAGTTCCTGGTTTTGATATCGTTAGCCTTCCTTTTAATGTTAACGACTTTAACATATTCAACTCTTTGTCTCTCGGCTTAACAACATTTGGTCAACCTCTTCTTCCTCTTCCTGATGGTGTTTACAAGTTGAAATACACTGTAGCACCTGCTTACGAAAACTTTGTTGAGAAAACAATCATTCGTGTAGAACAATTGCAAGAGAAGTTTGATGAGGCCTTTATGAAGCTAGACATGATGGAATGTGATAGAGCTATCAAAACCCAACAGAAGGTTAATCTTAACACCATCTATTTCTTCATTCAAGGCGCTATTGCTGCTGCAAATAACTGTGCTGTGGCTGAAGCAAATAAGCTTTATAATCAAGCTAATATGATGTTGAACAACTTTATCAAGAACAACTGTGGGTGTTCTGGAACCAACTATGTATTAAACTTCCAATAATATGGCAAGCTGCAGAAAATGCGGAGCTAAATTTGGCTGTGGATGTCAATTGATAAATGGACTCTGTGCAGCCTGTAACGCAGAACTTAACAAAGTAAAAGAAAGCTTTAAAAATGTTATCTCCAAGATTAACAGATTGTGTAGCCTGTAGTACCATTCCAGCTTTGCTGAATGATATTGATTGTAAGCTCAAGCTTCTAGCAAACAATCTGTATAATAATGTTGTGTTCTCTTTAAACCATCCTATACCAGCAGGAGCTATTCTGGACTTGCTAAACTACAAACGTATCCTTACGTATAAGTTTTGTAATCCAGACTATGCTAGCTGCTTTACGGTGGAAATGATTGCTAGTAGAGTTAAACTGTTGATAAGCAAATGATTTGGGGAGCTGTTTGTGATTGCTGCGTTGAGGAGATGATAATCTACTATTATCCAAACAATTGCATTCCTCCAAGTCCCACACCTACAACATCTACCACTAGCACCACCACTACAATATATGTCAATTCGTTTCTGAACAAACTAAAATCAAGATAGATGTCTACAAAGAACTGTTCTAATTGTTTTAACGGCTGTGCTGAAATAGTTTCAGACCAGTGTGTACGATATACAGGAGTGGATGTTCCTCTCTTAGGTATTCAAAATGGAGACTCTCTCTCATATGTAGAGCAAGCTCTGATCACCTTTCTCACTTCTGCTTTAGATGGCACAGGAATCAAGCCCACCATTGACCCAGACATCATCTGTGATGTGGTGAGTAAATATCTTCCTGAATGTGAAGATCTTAATGCTACCAATCTATTTATTGCTCTCATCAAGGCTATATGTGATTTACAATTACAAATAGATGATATTGTAGCTGACATAGCTGTAATTGAAGCCCCATATACAGTGGGCTGTCTTTCAGGTGTTACAAGCACATCTGGTACACATGCCATCCTCCAGGCTGTTATTACAAAGCTCTGTACAGTGGCTGTAGACCTAGATGCTTTAGAACTTGACGTAGCTACCAACTATGTAAAGAAATCAGAGCTTTGTGCTCTGGTGGCAGCTTGCACCCCTGCACCTGGTGTAACACAATATAAGGACCGCATGGTGCCTTACGCAGTGGTGGAATACTATGGATCGCTGGCTAATTTTGACCTTACGGGTGCAGGTATAGCTGCTAATGGATTTGATAAAATCTACCTTTGCAATGGTGCTAATGGCACCCCTGATAAGCGTGGAAGGATTCCTGTAGGAGTTATTCAAGGAGTTCCTGGTGGTGCTCTCAACCCTGCTGTTGATCCTGCTATTGCTGGTAACCCTAACTACGCTCTAAACGGTACAGCTGGTGCTAACACCATCACACTTGCACCTACACAAATTCCTGCCCACACACACGTAGCTACAGCTACAAACGTTGTAACAGACCCTGGACATACACACTTCACTGTATTGTCAGGTAGTGATACCACCATCACAGCTGCCACCCCAATTGCTAAAGAAGCAGCTTATGGAGGAAATACTAGCTATCTTTTGGCTGGTGTTAATGGTACACCTGATTTGGGCATCACTAGTTCTAGCACCACTGGTATAACAGGTGTAAGCATCACTACAACGGTTACTAATGCTTCTACAGGAGGTGGTCAGTCTCACAATAACATACCCCCTGTTCTTGCTTGTTATTACATTATGTACATCCCATAAAACTAATATAAATGGCTTGTTTACCAGGAATGCCCTGTTTTGGACCTACAAAAGGTCCTGTATATCCAGAAGGAATGGGTCCTTGCACTACACCATGTATTGATTCTCAATATGTTATATACGATGGGCCCAACCTTCCTTGCTCTGGTGTAAGCACTGGCACAAACATTGAAGAAGCTCTTCAGGAAATAGATCATAAGATTTGCCCTGAAACAATCGCTGCTGCCATCTTGATTCTGTTTAGAAATAACCCAACGTTCAATCTTGCGTTTTGTGAAATTGTAAATGGCTGTCTTCCAACCACTACAACAACTACCACCCTACCATGATTGTAACAATAACATTAACAACTGCTGGAGCTGATACAGGCCCGTTCAATCTCTATTCAGACGTGGATGGATTCATATCAGCTTTTGAAACAGGTGTTTCTAAAGCAGCTCTTCTGGCTGGCTATACAAGTAGTCTAGTTCCAAATGGCACCACTATTATTAGAGTGATGTCTTCCAATGAACTATGCACCAACTTTATAGACATCACAATTAGTGGGGAGTGCACAACCACCACCACCACAACAACGACTCTACCATAACTGTATTAAAAAACCCTGTTTGTTGGTTTTCAGGGAGTTCTCCTGGGGGTATCTACCCCTGGGAGTTTTTTGTTTATAACCAGTTTGGTTAGCCTTGTTAACAGAAAAGGTTAAAATAATTTGGAAATTATTAAAAACTTTCGTACCTTTAGGGCAATTTTAACTAAACAAAACCATAAATGCTTGAGAATCAATCTCTTCTGCAAAAGCTAGAGCAGATGCTCCACTGGAAGAAAAGCAAAAAGTTTTACGCAGACAAACTAAATACGTCTGAAGAAGAAGTAGATGCACTGATGAAAGAGCTCAAAGAAATGCAATGCTCTGAAGCAGAAGCTGGAAATTACATAAGTGAGCTTGAAGACACGGTGGTGAGATTTTTAGAAGATGTACAGAAGGGAACAGGTGAGGTGGTGATAAACACCAAAGAAGAAATCAAGAGCCTGGAGGAGTTGATTGAGAAGTGCAAGATTGATACAAACAAGTGGGAGATAACTAAATACGTCCAAAACTACTGGGGAAATGTAGAACAGCCTCATTATCAGGTGAAAGCTTGGTTGGGAAAGAAAAAGGATGAGCAAGTGTTCCAAGACTCATTCATCACCTTTCTAGGCACCTATACACCTAGTGCCCCTCAGATAGTAGCTCGCAAAGTTGAGCAAGATAAACCAGAAGCTTGTTTGGTGATAAACAAACAAGACTCCCATCTAAATAAGATGGACATATATGGAAAGAATAACATTGATGAAAGATTTGACGACTACACACAAAAGCTAGAAGTTATTCTACATCAAGCATCTCTTTCCAACAACATAACAGATATTAAATACATTATTGGGTCTGACGAGTTTAATAGTGAGTTTACAAACACTACAACAAAGGGAACCCCTCAGCAAAACATCCTCTCCTATCACCAGTCATTTGAAAAGATTTGTGACCACGAGATAGCTGTTATAAACATGCTACTTGAACATTGCAAAGAGGTGGATGTGATATTTGTAGCGGGTAACCATGATGAGTTTGTAGGATGGCACTTGGCTAGTTGGTTACAAACTTATTACAGAAATGAGGACCGTGTGTATTTTGAGATATCTCCAAGATACAGAAAGTACATCAGCTATGGCTCATCAGCCATGATGTTCAACCACGGAGATGCTCTAAAGCCTGCCAAGTTAGCTGGTCTGTTTCCCATGGAATACAAAGAAGATTGGTCAGAACATAACCACTTCTACATATTCACGGGAGATAAGCATCACGAAATGAGCCTAGATTTTAATGGCATCAAGTTCTACCAGCTTCCTGCTTTCTCAACAGCCAAGAGCTCTTGGGATGACAAGAATGGATATACAATATCGAAGGGTGAAATCACTGGCTTTCTTATAGACTACAATGATGGAATGACCAATATATTCAAACAGTATTTATAATGCCCACGTTAAGAAAATTAGTTTCAGATGTACGCTCTGCCCACAAGCTGCTCTCTACAGACAGCTTGATTACGGACAGGGCTATTGCTTCTGAAATAAGAAACAATAGTCTTTTGCTCATTAAGAGGGAAACCAACCTCAGAAAGTTATGGGCAACAGATACACTGTTTACCACTATTCCTTGTCTGGAGATGGTGGAAGTTCCTATTTCTGAATGTTGTGAATACGTTGATCCATGCACAGTGGCTAGAAGCAAATACAAACTTCCTAGCATCGCAGAGGGTAATTATCAATATGTCATCCAGGGCGTGTATTCAATTAACGCCATGAGTGGACAAGGGAAAAAAATCAAGGAAATAACCATCAATAGATACATCAATCTTCTAAAACTTCCCATCATTAAGAAGGAAGAGTATTATTGGATAAGTAACGACTATCTGTACGTTAGCAATCCTCTTCTCAAGGCTGTACGTTTTGTAGCGCTTTTTGAGCAGGATGTTCCTAACGAACTACTCTATCCTGAATGTGATTGTGGTACTCCTCAGTATACAGTGGAACAGCTGTGTATCAACCCGTTAGATAAGGAGTTTGCTCTCCCAGGTTATTTGGAGAAGCAGGTGTTGGAGCTTACATCTCAAAAGCTGCTGGCTACATATTTCTCTCTCAAGACAGATATGACAGCAGAAGGTATTGATGGTCAAGCCCCCAATACTAAACCAACAAATTAATGCGCACCAAGGTTGACTGGAGAAGTGCTAGCAAAGAAAACTACAATAATTTCTGTAAAAAGAATCCATCCGTAAAGCTATCCTTTGACGAATGGAGGAATATTGTCTACCTATACCTTGACTCTTTTAAGGAACACATTCTAGAAACAGGGGAAAAGGCAAAGCTTCCTTTTGGATTTGGTGAGTTTTCAATTAACAAAAAGAAGCGCAGAAAGATAAAAGGGGTGGATGGTAAGGAGTTTGTAAACCTCCCCATTGACTGGAAAAAGACCAAAGAGAAGGGCAAACGCATCTACAATTTTAACTTCCATACAGAGGGTTATTTCTTTGGATGGATGTGGTTTAAAGATTCTGCTCGTCTAAAGCATACAGAACTTTGGTATTTCAAGCCATCTCGTACAACCTCCAGAATGCTTTCTCACTACCTAAAAACCAACGATAGATATCAACACATCTATTGTGAATGGAAAAAATAAACTATGTCTTATTATTACAAATACAACTTCACTAGCCCTGAGCCCATCTACTCTATTGTAAAAGAGGAGTTTAAGAGCTATTTTGACACAGGGGCTGTTGATGACCTGATGTTCCCCACCTATCTGGACAAGTGTCTTAGGAAGCTGGGTAGAACCACTTATGTTATTAGCCAAGACATTTTACACATCTGTGACTATGAAGCTAGGCTTCCAGACAACTTCTTTGCTGTCCGTGAAGCCTGGATGTGCACAGCTGTAAATGGTTTTCCTTATCAATCAGCCAATTCTTTCTATTCCCAAGCTGCCACATCCACCACTATACAAATCTCTCCTTTGACAGTGGGAGGTACACCATGTACCAATCCTACATGCCAAGATCCTAATTGTGGCGGGTGCATGCCTTCCATCATCCAGGCTGTGTATAAAACTAATAATCAAGCACCTGTACAATACAGGAGAGAATACTTGCTAAAGCCTGGTAATCTATCTGCCATGAGAAACTGTGGGGTGGATTACACTAACAACTGGGAGTTTTATCAGCAAGCCCCACCCATCAATGAGTTCACTCCTGGCTCTGCTGGGTATGATAGTTTTGATGTTAGAGACAATAAGTTTGTTACCAACTTCCGTAATGGTGTGGTGCACATTCTTTTCTATGCTACAGAATATGATGCTGGTGGTAATCAGCTCATCCCTGACAACTATCGTGTTAGGGAATATATTGAGGCATTCATCAAATACAAGGTGATTGAAACACTCACCAACCAGACCAATGATGAAACCTTTAACCAGCTCCAACAGAAGCTTGCATTCTACAAGCAGCAAGCTGAAGAGGCATTCATCATGGCTGATATTGAAATTAAGAAGCAAGATCCATGGACTAAGCAACGTAGGATCAAGAATGACTTGAACAGATTTAACATGTATGAACTCCCCAATCGTACCAATAGATATGGTTGGAGACGTAATAATTAATACTAATGGCTGAACAGGAACAAGGCAATATTAGGCAAGAGTTTAATTCTGCTACCACTGGTCTTAACATGGATAGGTCTGTTACGCAGATCCCCAAAGGCCAGCTTACGTATGCATTAAATGCTGCTGTAGAAAACTTTGACTCAAACTCTGTAAACTATCAGAATGAGCCAGGGAACGTGTTTTGTCTTGAGTTCCCAGAAGGCTATCTGCTTATCGGAGAACACTTTATACAAGAGAGAAACAAACATGTGTTCTTCCTCACCAACCCAGAAACTGGTGGTTCTGAGATAGGATATATGGACAACAATGATTGTGTCTATCGTACCTATGTAAACGCTCCCTGTCTCAACTTCAATATCAATCACCCCATCCATAAAGCTGTCCATAGAATCACAGAGTGTAATACAGAGGTGTATTGGACAGATGGACTCAATCCCCGTAGATATATTGATCTCAACCCTGCCAACTTACCCTATGTTCTTATAGGGGGCACCCCTGCGTGCGATCCTGTATACAGCAATGAGATAGATTGCAACGGGTTGAATGTACAGCCTAATTTTATTATCCCCCAGCTTGAGGTGACAAGAATCACCACAGGCGGTGAACTCACAGCAGGCACTTATCAGTTTGCTATTCAATATTGTGATGCTAATGGTTTTCCATTTACATCTTATTATTCTGTCACCAACCCCACTCCTATTTCTGACCCTAGTCTCACTACACCTAATTTTAATTATCCAGTGGGCAAGTCTATTGAGCTCACTGTCAGCAACTTAGAGCTATCAGGGCTCTACCAGTTCTTTAATGTGGCTGTCATCAAAACCATAAATGCCATCACCTCTGTTGAGCTTATTGGCACTTATTTTATTGATGGACCATCTCAGGTGATCACCTACACAGGGCAAATCAAAACAGACATTCGCTTGACAGTGAATGACATCTTTGAGAAGTTTCCATATTACGAGATTGCTCAGGATATAACAGCTGTTCGTGATATATTAGTTTGGGACCAGCTTACATCTGTTGACAGAATCAACTACCAACAGATAGCTAGTCAGATTGACTTGCAATGGGAAACTTACAGAATCCCTAATACAGAAACCTATGCTGATGCATTTAATGCCACCAATCTCAGAGGTTATTTGAGGGATGAGGTGTATGCATTTGAGATAGTGTTCCTGCTTAAGAATGGTAAACAAACTGATGGATTTCATATACCTGGAAGGATATCTAATGCTAACGACTTAGTTCCTGTCCCCACTAGCAATGATGATTTTATAGGTGAACCAACTGACCCAATTGCTCTAACTAGTCCTTATTGGAAGATATATAACACAGGATCTGTAACAGGATTCTCTCCTGGCTATTCTACATCTCCAGACTACAAAGGACCTTACCAGTTTGGTGAGTTTAGTTATTGGGAGTCTACAGAAGAATATCCCTGCAACAAAGAGCTGTGGGGAGATTTGGCTGGTCAGAAGATTAGACATCACAAGTTCCCAGATGTGCTTGTAAGTCCCATAGTGGAATCTGCCTTGTTTACAGGACAGGATAATATGGTGATGCAGAAGGATGCCCTCTTCCCAATGGGTGTAAGAATAGACGTTCAACAGGTAAATGCTCTTATACAAACCTCCAACCTCACTGCTGAGCAGAAAAGTGAGATAGCTGGTTTTAAGATTATACGTGGTGACAGAAGCACCAATAGGTCCATCGTGGCTAAGGGTATTCTCAGAAACGTGGGTAAGTATGACCGTGAGGGTACAGAATACTACTTCCCCAACTATCCTTACAACGATTTAAGACAAGACCCATTCTTGTTAGAGAAGAGCAATTCCTACACTATTCCTCTTGCTGCAACAAGCACTACATCTATTTGTAGAAACTTCTCTGTATATGTCACTAATGCTGGAATAGTGGTGAATGGTGTACCTACGGGAGCAATTGAATATATTGACTGTTATACAGGAGAGATTACCAGAAGAACCATACTAGCATCTGAGGTGAACACTATTATTAAAATTTGTGCTTTGGACTATCCAAAGCCCAAGTTTATCAATGGTGCCACTGGAGCTATGGGATCTAACACGTATAACAGGTATAGACTTACAGTTAACAGAATTTCTTGTACAACACTGCCTGGACCACAGACAATTATATTTAGAGCTGTGTGGCCTGTTTCTAGATGCGGTGTGTCTAATGGGAATATACTACCCCCTCCTGTAGGATATACAATGGCTACAAACATTGATGGGTGGACTAAGTATTGTGCTGAAAATCCTGCAATTGCATGTTGTTCATCATTTCTTAATGAACCTCTCAACCTGAATAATCAGTTTGTAGAAATAGTTAGCTGTGGAACAGGCACTTACACTGTAGATGTTGCATCACTTGTACCTCCTGTTATTGCTGACAGTAATGTTGATGAAGCCACCACTTACAAGATAGAACTGATTGAGTCTATTGGTGCAGACATCTGTAATCCAGACAACCTCAATGGATTTGATGAAGAGGGTGCAAAGTACAGACATGTATTCAACTCCCCTGAAACATCCTTTGGACAACCGTTCTTGGGTGGTGTATTAAAGCTGGAGAACGTAATATATGGAGCTGGTAAGGCTCACTTTGTACAGGTGAACAAGAACGCCATGTACAGGCTCTTAAGTGCTGAGGCTCAACAAGATGCGCTGAATAGTGCTAACAATATAGCAAACATCACTGTTGGAAACTATAATGCCAGTGCTCTATTTGCTGCCTACCAAGCCTATCTTACTATTTACGTTAATGGTATCACCAGACGTAACTATGCCTATTCCTACAACTCAATTGCTAGCTATGACTATGCTAACGATATTAATAACGGGTTGGGAATCAAGCAACGTGAGCTTGAACTCAAGCAATATCTAATTCCTGGTGTGCAGGGGGTAGGTGATAATAAGAATGTAAACAACTGGAACAGAGAGAGTTCTGTCTATTTAAAGACTAAGTCATCTAGACCAGCTCTTCCACTTCCTAACCAAACTCCCACTATAGGGGGCACTGTTAATGATAGATCTAGAATGACCCTCAGTGGTGCTGGTGTTAATGGTAATCTGAACAACTGTGGTGTTCCTGCTAAGGATGAATATATAAGTGTCATCTCTTATTACGGATCTCTTAAGAACATATTTGTCAATCAGTATGGACAGATATATTCTTATGACACTGTAGATACAGGATTCCAAAGAGACATAACACCTCTTACAGCTCCTGTTGTAGCTACATTCTTTGGTGGTGACACATTCATTAGTAAGTTTGCTTTTAAGACCAAGCTGCCTTTCTTTATTGACAATAGAGTGAATGCTCCTGATGATAGTGACATATTCTACGATGAAATAGGTAATGTGGCCTACCCAGTGTATTGGCACTCAGGACGTTCTATTTTATCAACAGCAGTGGCTGGTCCCCAAACACTTACAAACTTCATCTCCATAAAGGCTAATAATCTTGACTGTCCCAATAGTCAAACACCCATCACTAGCCCTGGTAGAACCTACTATGATGGTAAGATGTATTTGTTTGCTTACGGGATTCCTTATTTCTATTGTGAGAGTTCTTATAACGTAGACCTACGTCAAGCCTTTAACAACAGAGAGGGTGACTTCTGGCCACACGTAAGTACAGATATTCCTGATGATTGGGTGCAAGAAGACTTTGTTTCTATTGCTCAGGATAACACCTATTACTATAATGCGACATTCTCTAAGCAAAATAGAGAGAACACGTTCACCCACCTACCCTACGATTGGGACAATATATGTTTCACCAACTTCCCATTCAGAGCTATATATTCTGATAGTCAAGAACTTACAACATCACCACAGTCTAACAACTGGTTGATTTACAGAGCCAACTCCTTCTTTGATTTCCCACAGAACTACGGAAATCTAGTGAGCCTAGATGGTATACAGAACAAGGCTATCCTGGCTAGATTTGAGAACAAGAGCTTGCTTTACAACACGCTCCTCACCATCAACACCAGTAACCCACAGGCTGCCTATATTGGTAATCCTACACTGTTCACCAGTGCTCCTCCTATTGACTTTGCAGAAACTGACTTAGGATATGTAGGAAGCCAGAACAAGATGCTTCTGAAGATACCTCAGGGACAGGTGACAGTGGATGCTAAACGTGGACAGGTGTTTCTTGTTTCTGGTAATCAGGCGCAAGATTTGTCAGGTTTTGGCTCAGGAATGAACAGGTTCTTTACAGACCATCTGGCCTTTGAAATCCTGCGTTATTTCCCCAAGGTGAATATAGACAACCATTTCAATGGTGTAGGATTGCATGGCGTGTTTGACAGCAAGTTTGACCGTGTGATTCTTACAAAGCTTGACTACATACCAAGGCTAAACAACATTGTTTACGATGATGTAAACAAGAAGTTCTATCTAGAAGAGCCTGTAGATTGTTGTGGGGCGGAGAAACTTTTAAGAAAAGAGGTGTTCCTGACAGACTCAGAATACTTCTGTAATAAGAGCTGGACTCTGTCTTTCAACTTTAATACAGGTAGTTGGATAAGCTTCCACAGCTATATCCCCAACTTCTATATAGGGGAGAACAACTTCTTCTATTCAGGGCTTAACGACTGCTGTGGTGACTTTGAGGCTATTGTGGCTAATCCTGTTCCAAACACTACGACCACCACTACTAGCAGCACTACCACCACATCCACAACCACTACAACTACCACTATATTTATAGACTGTGAATTGGACGGTGATGCTTGTGAAATCACCACTACAACCACTACTAGCACTAGTACAACAACTACCACCACTACAGCTTTTCCTTGTGAGTGTTATGTTGTTTACAATCCCACTGAAGCACTTCATTATATTGGTGCTTATAAGTGTGGAAGTGGTAACATATCTTTTACACCAATAGACCCAGGACAACTTCTAAATCTTTGCTTCAGCACCCAGGCACCTCCTTATTCTGATCCAGAAGTAATCATCACACTCTGTGGCACACCATGTACACAAGACGAGGATTGTATTGAGTGCACCACTACAACTACCACCAGTAGTACATCAACTACCACTACAACCACCACTGCATTAGTATGTGATGATTGTTATGAGTATACAGTGACTGCTGATCCCACTGCAACAATTCAGTGGATTAACTGTAACGGAACTACAGGAGAAGCTGTACTTAGTGACTCCACTCCTTTTGTGATTACGTGTGCTGTTGAGAATAGCATCATCACCACAGGTGGTGCTGTTACAATTGCAAAAGGTGCTTATTGTGGAAACACATGTGGAACTACAACAACAACAACCATACCACCTTTATAAAATGCCTCAAAACGTATTCATAAAGCTAGTGAAGGCCTCTCCCAAAACTGGGCCTTTTGATATTTCTGATAACCTCGGAAATGTTATAGCCACAGGTGTACCAAAGAGTGTATTGATTAGCGGTGTCACTTATAGTGTTGATAGCAATGCTACAGTGATCATCATCACCTCTACAGGCAGTTGTAAGAAATCTATCAACTTCTCCATCTCCCAAGTGACACCTAATGAGCAAGTGACATTTAGTTTTCAGCAGTCACTAAATTCCTGTTTATGGAGACATCTTACAGATGTAGAAAACTACAACAAGTTTTATGGAAACATTGAACCCTATATCATCGAGTATCCGTTCAGCTACACATACTATGACGAAATTCTTCAATGTGTTAAAGATTACACTAGAGCTTATAGGTACTTTGTATCTCCTGGTGGTGTGTTTAATGATAACGATAGGATTGAGATTGATAATCAATGGTTTAACAAAGCTGTATTATACAACGGTCAACAGTCTACAGGCGTGCTTGAGCTGGTTCCAAAGCCTATTAACAACCTCAAGGACTACTTGAAATATCCTGTATATAACACTGATAGTAAGACAATTACGTTTACCAAGAGTGATAACTTCTATCAATATAACACATTCTGGTCTTTGGTAAAGAATAAATCCCTACCTTTATTTGTAACCACTTGTGAGTCAATGTCTTTAGACAAGGTGGTGAACCAGGTTAATATGGATTATGGCAAGCGTTCTTTCAAGAAAGAACCTCTTCGTGCTAAAGACCTAAAGGTGAGACACATCCTTGATAACGACAGCAAGGTGCATTTGGTAAGTCAATTCATTCTTACACCTGCTCAAATCTCTTACAAATAATGGCAAAGAAACTCACCAAATCAAAAGCAAAAGAAATCCTGCACGATAAGAGCGTGCACGGACATCCTTTGACAGACAAGCAAAGGAGATTCTTTGGTGCTATTGCCAGTGCACAGAATGGTTTACCTATTGCAGATAATACAAGAGTTAAAAAAGTTATAGTTCCTTCTAAACTTTATAAAAGAAATGAAGGAGAAATACGTCCTGGGGAAGACTTTACATCTAGTGATGTTACTTGGAAAAGAATATTAAATAGTGATGTTCTGGCAAAAGAAAGAGGAGATGCTGCTTGGGATTTTATGAAAAAAGCAACTGCTCTTGGTCAATTTGCTCCACATCCTATTGTTAGATATCCATCAATAGCTCTAAATTCTATGATGGGAGGAGTAGATGCTTACAATGCTTATAATAAAGGAGATGTTACAAATGCACAAATTAATGCAATTGGAGCAATTCCTTTACCAGGATATGGTACTGTAAAAGCTTTACGATCTACGCCAGGTTTAAATAGTAGACAGAAGGCAAGTGTTTTAAGAACAGCAATCGGTGTACTTGGTACTGATTTATTTGGAACAGCTGCAGATTTAAGTGATAATTTTGGAGTTGAGAAAAAACAGGATGGTGGCTGGCTAGATAAATTTGATACTCCCCAAGCACAGAATGGCATAGAAGGAACTATGGGAGGTCTGACGGATGTTGGATTCAACTATAACGGAGCATGGGGTGGAACAATGCAAATGGGTGGTGTTCTTCCTGGTGCTGTAGGATTCACATACGCACGTACAGCTGGGGCTGCTCCTGCCAACGGTCCCTATGCTAAGAAGACAAAGGCTAGTGCACAGGATGGTGAAAAGGTTGCTAAGGAGTGGCTCAAGAACTGGTATGAAGAAAGAAAAACTCTTCCTGAGTTTGAGAATATAGCTAGTAAAAGAATTGAAGCATTAGAGAAGGTTCCTGCTGTACAACTAGAGCCAGCTCCTGAGATGAGAAAAAAATCAATGCTTGCAGCATATATTCCTGCTAAAAAGTCTATTATTGCTGCAGATCCTTCCACTATGATGGAAGGTTATGATCCTGAACTAGGGGTTTCTCCTTATGTTCTTGGTCACGAAATGATACATGCTCTTGATTACATGGCTCCTCAGTCTGGAAGAGATGTTCCTTCCTATCCAAAGGTAGACTTTGTAAGTGAGAAGGCTTCAGGACTGTCTAGACCAGAATATTCATGGATTACAAGTGGTGTGTTTCCTGGTACAAAAACTGAGGTGAATGCTGTTCTATATGGATTAAGACAAGCTGAAGGATTAAAAGGAAACAAACCCACCACTCCTAATCAGATGAAGTCAATCATCGACAAGTATAAAAACCTTGGAGAAAAGGAGCTTAATCCTAGAACAAAAGAAGGAACAAGAAACATACAAATTAAGAATCTTCTTGATGTGATGGGCAATGATCCTGAGAAACTTTCTGAGCTTAACAATAGAATTGTAAAGGGTAAAGGTAAAGCAGCTACAACAGCACAGAATGGTCAGGAGATGAAATACTACCAAGAAGGACTAGACTTCAAACCTAAGACTATTAGTCAGAATGGTAGCGCTATTACAACAGATATAAATGATTACAGACGTTGGCAGGATAGCGTTAGAAACTACATAAGAGGACAGAAAGATCTTGCTAAAGCTAGAGCTGATGTAAAAAAGAACCTTAGTAACTTTTCTTTAATGAGCGGGTCTGGTCTAGTTGGTGCATTCAGTAATCTTATACAGGGGGACTATCAAGGAAAAAGAAGATTTCTTCCTAAATACACAGAGCAATCTCTTCCTAGACAGTATTGGGGTCCATCCCAATATCCTCAGGTGCCTAAAGATGTTATAGTGGTTGGAGATCCTGGTTTTGATACATCTAGAAAAATTAAAGGGTTAACAGAAGCGTTAGAGGAAAATAAAAATTTAACAGAAACAAATGTTCTTCCTTATAGTGCTGCTGTAGAAATATATCATCCTCCTGTAAGAAAAAGTCTTAAGTATCAACCACCTGTAAAGAAGCAACAAACTTCAAGAACAATTGGACCTTTTCCTCTTCCTGAAAGTAAGAAACTAGCAAAACCTATTCCTATTCCTAGAGATACAAGAGATTTAGGATATACGCTACCTACACCTGGACAATTCACAGCTCCTGAACTATATAAGTATAATCCAGACACACCAACTAAATTCAGCTTCACTTATCCTACAGGTGGGTACAATGAGCAGAAGACTATTTACTTTCCTACTAGGTCAGCATGGAAATCATATGTAGAAGGAATAAAAGGAACAGAGAAGTTTAAGGGTAGTCAGGAGGGTGTTGATTATGCTCAAGCTACAGGATACCTACAAGATGGAGGAGATATACCTGTAGATCCTATGGGATATTGGAACCCTGAAAACGTTGGTAATCCTGTCACCATCCCATCCAACATAATCACTATGGAGGGTGTAGATCAACCCCTCCTTGGTATATCTGACACAGGAGATGTCCAATACATGGAACCAGGAGAAGACTATGAGTTTGATGGTGAATACGTAACAGAATACCCTGTAGCTAAAGGTGGTGTGAGTGTAAATAATGCTGATGCTCAACCACTTAAGAAGCTGGACCAATTGTTTAACTTTACAAACTATAACAAACCAACCAAGGGCGGCTGGTTAGATAAATACAACTGATATGAAAAAACAAATGCTCAAAATTGCTGGTGTTAAGTCTGAAAAGGAATTCTATAATAAGTTTCCTGATGAGGCATCCTTCATGGCTAAACATGGCAAGGAGTTCAAAAAAGCCATGCGTGGGTCTAAGATTGATAAAGCCCAGGTAGGGCAGCAGGTTCCACAGTTGCCTGGTGCTAACTTTCAGCCTACACTTCAATATGTTCCCAGTAATACACCAATGTACAATCCTTATGTAACACCACGTCCTACAACAAGGACTGCTGGTTTGCCAAGAACACAACTTGGTAATGTAAGCGCAAGTGGTACACCACTAACGGATGCTATGAAGAAAGGCAACCTATCTGTATCCTCCACCCCTACAAACACAGCATCTTCTGCTAGTGGCATAGCTCCTTACGTAGGTGCTGGCATGGATGTTATACAGGGAATAAGTATGCTAAAGCAACAAAGAGATACGTTGCGTCAGTATGAGCAACAAGCAGCTTTGGCTAATGTATTTGACCTAGCATCTGCTAGTATACCTATACAACCTGATGAGCGTGAGTACGTTAGACCAGAAGATGTAGTGTTTGAGCCTGAACAAATGTCTCCTTCTTATGGGGTGGGTACAAACATTCTTGCTCAAGATGGCACTGTGATTAGAAATAACATTGGTGGTACGCCTACAGAGATACAGAACACCTTTGCCCCCAATACCATTTATACAGACATGGGATTTGAACCATTGAATGACACATCAAAGATTAAACAATATGTAGCTGGTGGAAAACTAAAGAAGGCCAAGATTGGTAACCAGATGTGGATGCAAGACACCAAGTTTGGAAACTTCATGATGAATGAAGGAGGTATTGACACTCTTGGTTCTCTTAGTGGAGCAGTCCAGGGTGAGCCAGAAGCTGGTAGTAAGATAGGAAAGGGTATTGGTACAGCTGCTGGAACAGCATTGGGTGGACCAATCGGTGGTGCAATAGGAGGTTTTCTTGGTGAGAACCTTGGTGGAATAATAGATCCTACAGAAGAAAAGATTAAAAGATACCAGCAACAGACATCCAGAAGCATGGGAAATATAGCTGGTAGACAAGTGGGAATGAACGTGAAAAACATTTTTGGTAATGTAATGCAAGATGGTGGTGAGACATCTCCCTACAAATGGGTGAGTCATACATGGCAACCTAGAACCATTACACAGTTTGGGGAGTACAAAATGAAGGATCTTCTCAAGCCCCCACATGACGCAGATATGCTCAGAGCTGGTGGTCACCTGAAAGAATACACTCCTCCTAGCGAAAGAGCTATGTCTACAGAAAGACCTAATATGCAAATGGGCGGAGAACTCCAGACCCACTGGGGTGGATATGCAGAACCTATGTCTTACAATCCCTATCTACCAGATGGTGGAGAAACTATTATGTTCAGAGGCCAATCTCACGATGAGAGTGATGGAAAAGGTAACACTGGTATTGGTATCACCTATGGTGACAATCCTGTAGAGGTGGAACGTGGTGAGCCTGCTGTAAAGCTACAAGATGGCACAAGTGGAGATAGCAATCTTACAGTGTTTGGAAACATTAACATTACAAAAGCATTTGCAAGCATGTTAGGAGATTCTAAAGCTCAGGGCAAGAAGTTTAAAACCTATGTAGCTGACTTATCCAAACAAGAAAACAAACAGAACAAATTGATTGACAAGTCAGTAGAACAACTTGATGACATGAATGTACAATCCTCTTTTGACAAACTTTCTCTAGGAACCCTCCAGGCAAACATTGAGGGGGCTAACGCTAAACTTAAAGACTTGGCAGAAAAGAAAATGGATGCTGCAGCTCTTCAAAATGCTATCAATGATAGCAAAGAAGAAGACCTTCTAAACGTAACAGATAGTGGCGAGGTGCTTGCGAAGAAAGGGGCATCTATTCCTAAAGCTCAAAAAGGACTAACAGCTAGAGCTGACGTTCCTAAACAAGCTAGAACTGATCTTGGTTATGGAAATATAAGTAGGTCTAATATTGAGCAAATGAAGGCCAACAACCCTTGGTATGATTGGTCTAAGTTTAATCCTGCAAACCCAGAAGATGTTTTAGAATTTCAACAAGCATTTAATAAGAAAGCAGAAGAGGTGGGAAGTCCTTCTCGTTTGCAAGAAGATAGTAAACTTGGTCAACAAACTGTTAGTGCAAGAGGATTATATGATGATAGAACAATCACACCTCTTCCTCGTACAGCAATCCCTGATCTTAGTTACACTCTACCCACACCATCTGCCACCCCAACAAAGGTGACTAGACCTGCCATGGGTGCTCAAGAAACTGACAGCTTTAACCTAATCCCATATGTCAACCAATTGATTCCATATCTAAGAAGACCTGATGAAGAACAAGTAGATCCAAGACAGCTTCTTGGTGAAATGTACGCACTGTCTACCAACCAGGTGGAGCCTGTATATGCTCAGAGATTTGCTCCTCAATTGTCCACCCCTGTTGACATATCCCTACAAGACATCCTAAACCAGAACCAGGCTGATTACAATGCTACACAGAGACTGGTGGGATATAACCCTGAGGGGCTGGCTATGCTAAATTCCCAGAAATACCAGGCTAACCAAAGAGTGCTGGGTGAGCAGTTTAGGATGAATCAGGCTGAAAGGCAGCGTGTGTATGAGCAGAACAGAAACCTGCTAAACCAGGCCAACCTAACTAATCTACAAATCCTTGATCGTCAACAAGAAAGACAAGCAACTGCCCTTTCTAAAACAAAGGAAACTACACGTAGAGCTCTTGAGTCCATATCTGATAAGTTCCTCAAAAACAGGCTTCAGAATAGAACTCTAGCCACCGCACAGAATCTGTTCAACTACAGGTATGATCCTAGCTTTAGAACTGTGAATGTCAACCCCTTATGGCAGCCTACTATTCCTGATGCAGGAACCCAGGGTTTGGTTAACACCAATGCCCCCGCTGGCTTAAACAATATGGAGCAGGCAGCTTTAAAGAATCTTCTGTCTTTGACCACTGGAAAAGACGGGATATCTGTTAAAAAAAGTCACTTGAACAGCTCTGTGGTAAAAGCTTTTAAAAAGCTCTAACTGAGTTAGTTAGAGTGATTTACTAAAACTCGTTATTCCTCTTGGAAGATATAATTTTTCATATTACATTTGTAACTTAACGCTCTATGGCTTCTTATACAGACATATTACCAGAATTTAAACCCTATGTCCCCCAGCTCCCTGTGGAGATGATGATCACTGTGGGTATGGAAAAGCAGAGGCGCTATGATGAGGGTATATCCAAACTTCAGACACAGATCAATAATGTAGCTGGACTTGAGGTGCTCAGACCTCAAGACAAGGCTTATTTGCAGTCAAAGCTGAACCAGTTGGGTAACAACCTAAGAACTGTAGCTGCTGGCGATTTCTCTGATTTTCAATTAGTTAACTCGGTTGGAGGGATGATTGGGCAGATTGGCAAAGACAAGGTGATACAGGCTGCTGTTAAATCTGCTGTTAGAGATAAGCAAAACTTAGCTCTTATTGAGGAGGACAGAAAGAAAGGCACTCTGTCTCCAGACAATGAGACTTATTATAGCAAACAGAGAAACGCCTATTTAAACGCTGGACTCACTGATGATCAAGGTAATCCCATCACTTTCGGTGGAACATATGTGCCCTTCTTTGATGTTAATAAGTTTACAAAGGAAACCTTTGATGCAGTGAAGCCTGAGGGCTATACATTTGAAGAGATATATCAAACTGATTCTAGTGGTAAAATGTTGATGGAAGATGTGATTGACCCAAAGACTAGAAAGGTGGTGGGTCAAAAACCAGTGCTTTCACCAATAATGACAAGGTTGGAACAGGAAGGACGTTTCCCAAAAACTGTGAGAGAGACATTAGAATACATATTTTCTGATGCCAGGGTGTCTCAACAGTTACAAATCACTGGAGAGTATAGATATGGAGGATATTCTACTGACTCTTTGAAAACAAGGGTGGCTGAACTAGCAAACAAGAAGATTGCCATCTATGACAGTGAGCTTGCAGGTTTGAATATTAAGAAAGCTACAGGACAAGATGTTCAGGCTGACATAGATAGAATTAACACCCAAAAGAAAAAGGCAGAACTTTCTTATAGTGAGCTAGCTAGAATGGCAGAAACAAACCCTGATGGTGTAAGAGGTTTGTTATACAAAGATGATGTGTATGACAACTTTACATCCATGTATGGCACCATCAAGGAGAAAAGAACCACCCACGAAAATCCAGGATGGAATCAGTTGTTCAAGGTGCAACAAGAAGAGAATGACAACAGAAGGCACGCTGAACAAATGAAATATAACTGGGCTTCTCTAAAACAAAGAGATCAACAGCACAAGGATAATATGAGGGTGGAGATCATGAAGCTCTCAGCTAAACAGCCTCAAGACATTGGAGCTCCTTCTTTGGCTGAAATAAACACAGACATGTCATTGATTTCTATGGAAGAGGGCATGGTGACAGATAGGGCTGTAAAATTTAATGATGCTGTTGTTGACCTTGTATTACAAAGCGGAGCTATTTCTGATTCTGTTAACCAAACAATAAGAAACTCTGGTGGTAAAATAACTCCACAAGAGGCTGTTAGAAAGGTGGCTGAGTTCAATTCTAAAAAACTTGGCATGTCTCCTGATCAGTATACACAATGGCTCTACAATAAAGCCATCCAAGAAATGGCTAATGTAGGTGATGCCAATCTCACGCCTACACAAAAAGCAGCAAAGGTTTCTGCTGAGAATGCCTATTCTGCATTTAGAAAGGTGATGAATACAAGAGCTGAGATTGATAAGAAAGCTGGTGTAAATCCAATGCTTGAGATTACAAGAAACCTTAGAACAGAAAGAATTGCTCTTCCAGATGGTACACGATTAGAACTCACTCCACAGGATCAATATGATGTGGCTATGGCATATGCAGGTAGCGATTTTTATGAAAGTGCTGAGGTGAAAGCTGAGGCAAAAGCTGCCCAAGAGCGACTTAAAAGTAAGGGGCTCACTGAAGACGATGTAACAAAGGTGATACGTTGGATGCAATATGAAACTAGTAATGCTCCTTTGAGGATGGGAAGAATGGGAGACATTACAGCAAACACGTTAAGACAACTTGTACAACAGGTGGACAAAAGAGAGAACGTGCGTCAGATGAAAGATAGAGCGGCTATTATAAAAAGCTTCTATCAAGTGAATCCAGTGTTAGAGAAAACAGTGGCAACAGGAGATGCTGAAACTGACAGATATAGAATGGCCAATGTGGGAACACTGATTGGAAAATACTCTAGAACAGGCTTGCAAGAGTCTCCAGGGTTTATGGATAATGTAGGTATTATGATGAACATAGCCACTGGAAAAGAAAAAGGAGCAGTGTCTGTAGTGGCTAGAAAAAATGAAGCTACAGGACAAATCACTCCCAAGGTGGTATTCACCAGAGAGGACGGAAGCTTTGGTGGAGAGATGACTATTACACCAGCTGAAGCTTCTTCTATTGGCTCTAACGTTAGCCAGTGGTGGCAGTCTGATAATGTAAGACAAGCTCAGATTGCTTTAGAGGCTACAGGTAATGGAACCACAGCTCTTTCTGGAATGGTAGATGATCCCCAGACATATATAGAAAACGATGTATACTATTACAAATCTGACTTTGTTAACTTAAGAAATATAGCAGATGATGTAAAGGGTAATATATCAATGCAGGATTTTGTTGATAGTAAAACTGGACAAGTTTCTAATATCTACTTTGGTCACATATTTGTAAACGGTGCAAATGGTAGAATATACAAACCTAGAGCTCTTCCTCCTGTAGGAAGTATGGCTGAGGTGATAGAGCAGTTCAACGGGCTCACTCCTCAGATGATTGAACAGTTTAAGATAGAGGGTAAAAACAAAAAGTAACAATGGCAGAAATTCCTGGCAAACCTATAAATCTAGGAGGCGTAGCAAAAGGTCTACCCACTTATACACCATCCCCAAGCTATAGTCCTGGTCCAGGGAATGATGGAAGGGGAGCTTTGTCTTTTGAAGAGATGGTTAGCACTATTCCTACAGGTAAGGATACGGGTGCTTCATCTATTCCAACTAATTCACTATATATTGGTGACAGATATAAATACACATTTCCTTTTAGAAACACAGAGGAAATGGCTGCTCAACAACAATCTGCAGCAGATAGATGGGCAAATGGTTTTGCAAAGATGGCTGGCACCACTGCCACTACATTTCTTGCTGGTACTGTTGGTACTGTTGTAGGGGTGGGTAATTACATTGGTAGTGGCTTTAAGTTTTCTGCATTCTATGACAACCCTGTAAACAGAGGACTGGATGCTGTAAATGATAAGATGGAAGACTACCTTCCAAACTATTACACACAGGCTGAAAAAGATGCTAACTGGTTTGGATCAGAAAATCTTCTCACTGCTAACTTCTGGGCAGACAAGGTGATTAAAAACCTTGGATTCTCAATAGGTACACTTGCAGGAGGTTTTGTTTGGGGGGCAGCTCTTAGAGCTATAGGTCTCACTAATAGACTTGTACAAGCTGGAAAAGGCCTTGAGACAGCCACAAAGGTGGAGGAGGCAATTGCTGCTGCTGCTCCAACAGCTAGGTTTGGAGCTATATCTAACACACTTTCTACTCTTTCCAATCAATATCTTAGACCCCTTGCAGCCACTGCTCTCACTAATGCAGACAGAGGTCTTGTTTCTGTAATGGGAACAATGGGTGAATCTAGCTTTGAGTCTCTACAGGCAATGAACGGTTATAGGGACAAAATGATAGATGCCTATTTCCAAAAATATGGCACCAGACCAACAGGTGAAGATTTGGATGAGATTAACCAATATGCAGAGAATGTAGGTAATTTCACATGGGGGATGAACGCTGCACTTCTCACCGCAACCAACTATATACAACTACCAAAAATATTAAGCTCTTCTAGAAATGCTGAAAGAAGGCTTATGAACGATGTTGTAAAATCAAAGGTGGATGATGCAGCCACACTCACAGAAAGGGTGGGAGCAAAGTTTGAAGCAGCTCCTTCTGTATATCAAACTGTTGCAGGTGGAGCTGGTAGAGCGTTCCAAAAGTTTGTAGCTAGGCCTATAGGTCTTCTATTCTCTCCTGTAGAGGCTTTTGAGGAAGGTGCACAGTTTGCCATCTCTACAGGGGTGGATGACTATTTTAACAGAGCTTTTGAAAACAGAGAAGACACCTCTTCTTTCTTTGCCAACCTAGGAGGAGCACTTAAGAATGTCTTCTCTACAGGTGTAAACGAAACCCTATCCTCTAAAGAGGGTATGGAGTCTATTCTTATTGGTGGAATATCAGGAGGCATCCAAACATCCTTCTCTCCATTTGGAATGAGTGAGGTGAAAGAAAGAGGACTTTCTGGAGAAGGT